TGAGACGCATCTCCATGGAGAAGAAACAGTTGGAGATTAAGAATAAGATTTTGGAAAGAACAGACTTTGATGAAGTCTTTGATGCAAATGATCTTGACAGTCAGAACTATTCAGACTACAATTCCATCAAAGATGCAGTGCATTCAAAACTCCGTTATAATAACTGATGAAAGTTGCCGTTATAACTGACACTCATTACGGCTGTCGTAAAGGGTCCAAACTATTTCATGATTACTTTGAACAGTTCTATAAGAATGTTTTCTTTCCAACTTTAGATGAAGAAGAAATCACCACGGTAATTCACATGGGTGATGCATTTGATAGTCGTCGTGGAATTGAATTCAAATCTTTGGATTGGGCAAAGAGAGTTGTGTTTGATCCTCTCAAAGAAAGAGGAATCACAATGCATCTGATGGTAGGTAATCATGATGCCTATTATAAGAACACCAACTCCATCAATGCAGTTGATCTTCTCTTGAAAGAATATGATAATGTTAAGGTTTATTCTTCTTGTACAGAATCATCTATCGATGATCTCAAGGTTCTGTTCGTTCCTTGGATCAATGAAGAGAATCATTCTGAGACTGTGGACATCATTCAAAAAACTGATGCAACAGTTGCCATGGGTCACCTTGAACTCAACGGGTTCAAAGTCAACCGTCAAATTGTTATGGACCATGGAACAGAATCTGAAATCTTTGACAAGTTTTCGCGTGTCTACTCTGGACACTATCACACTCGATCCAACAACGGAAAGGTCTTCTATCTCGGCAATCCTTACGAAATGTTCTGGACGGATGTCAACGACTCCAGAGGTTTCACTCTACTGGATACTTCAACACTAGAACACACTTATGTTGATAATCCTTATCAACTGTTTCATAACATTTACTATGATGACACTGATCATCAAATGTTTGATGCTCGTAACTTTGAAAATAAGATTGTTAAAGTAATTGTCAAAAAGAAATCAGATAAGGTAAAGTTTGAAAAGTTTATTGACAAACTTTATGATGTTGGTGTTGCAGATCTTAAAATTGTAGAGAACTATGATTTTAGTGGTTGGTATGACAAAGAAGAACAAGACTATGAAGTTGAAGATACAATGACAATTCTGGATCGTTATATTGAAGAGACAGAAACTGAACTTGATAAATCCTTATTGAAATCAACGATCCGTGAGATCTATCAAGAAGCGTGTGAGATGACCTGATGTATATTATTACAATTGAAGGAAAGGAAAGAGAAGGTGCATATTCAGTCATTGATGAAGATGGAGAACAAGTTCTTTACATCTTTGAAAATGAAGATGATGCAACTCGTTATTCTCTTCAATTGGAATCTCTTGATTATCCAACAATGAAAGTTCTGGAGATTGATGATGAGATCATGATTAAAACTTGTGAAATTCATGACCATCGATATTTTATTATTACACCCAATGATGTTGTGATTCCCCCTGATAACGCACATGATTTTATTTGAGAAGATTAGATGGAAAAATCTATTATCTACAGGCAATCACTTCACAGAGGTGGAGTTCAATAAACACTCAACTACTTTGATTGTGGGAACTAATGGTGCTGGTAAATCCACAATTCTGGATGCACTTTGTTTCTCACTTTATGGTAAAAGTTTTAGAAAGATTAATAAGAATCAACTCATCAACACCACCAATGAGAAGGGAACATTGGTTGAGATTGAGTTCAGTGTAAATGGTGTTGATTGGAAAGTCGAAAGAGGAATCAAACCTAACATCTTTAAAATCTCTAGAAATGGTGAAGAGTTAGATCAATCACACTCTGCTGTAGATCAACAGAAGTGGTTGGAACAAACTGTTCTGAAGATGAATTATAAAAGTTTTACTCAAATCGTGATTCTTGGTTCAAGTTCTTTTGTTCCATTCATGCAACTTCCTTGTAATTCAAGAAGAGAAGTTGTGGAAGATCTTTTGGACATTAAGATCTTTTCTTCCATGAATGTTCTCATCAAAGAAAAGATTAGATCTATCAAACAAGAGATCAACACACTAGATCTGAGAAAAGAATCTCTCAAAGATAAAGTTCAAATGCAAAAAAACTTTATTGAACAACTGGACAATAAAAGTCAAGAAGACATCAGTTTGTGTGAACATAAAATCAATGTTCTTTTGACTGAAGAGAATGAGAAGTTGAATGATAATGAGAAACTTAATTCAGAGGTTTTGACTCTTCAAGAAGACATTAAGAATTTTGAAGGATCCTCAAAAAGACTCAGAGAGTATGGTAACATAAAAGGAAAGTTGACTCAGAAGATTTCCACACATGCAGAGGAACACAAATTCTTTTCAGAGAATTCGGTTTGTCCTACATGTGAACAAAACATTGAAGAGTCATTTCGTGTAAATAGAATTAGGGACTCTCAAGATAGAGCAGAAGAGCTACGAAAGGGTTATGAAGAACTCCTTTCGGCAATTAAAGAAGAAGAGTTGAGAGAGTCCACTTTTTCCAAATTATCAACAGACCTTTCTGAACTACTGAATGGTATTTCTACAAACAATAATCAAATCTCTAATTGTCAGAGACAGATTAAACAACTGGAATCAGAAATTCAAACACTTACCACACAACTTGCAGATAGAAATTCTGAGCACAGTAAGTTAGACCAGTTTAGAGAGAGTCTTCAAGAAACGTTTCAAGAACTCGGAAATAAAAAAGAAAACGTTTCTTACTATGACTTTACCTACAATCTCTTGAAAGATGGAGGTGTTAAGACTAAAATCATTCGTAAGTACTTGCCACTGATTAATCAGTCAGTCAATAAGTACTTACAGATGATGGATTTTTACATCAACTTTCAACTGGATGAAGAATTCAATGAGACCATTGAGTCTCCAATTCATGAGGATTTTTCTTATTCATCATTCAGTGAAGGTGAAAAGATGAGAATTGATTTAGCATTATTGTTTACTTGGAGGGAAGTCGCAAGATTCAAGAACTCTGTCAACACCAACCTTTTGATTATGGATGAGGTTTTTGATTCCTCACTGGATGGGTTTGGGACAGATGAGTTCTTGAAAATCATTCGTTATCAAATTACTGATGCAAACATCTTTGTTATCTCACACAAATCTGGAATGGAAGATAAGTTTGATTCAGTAATGAGATTTGAAAAAGTTAAAGGATTCAGTCATCTGACATAATAAGAATTCTAAACAGACACTTGAAATCTCATGTGTTTTGTGTAAATAATAGTATGTGAATGGAGGTTACCATGAAAAACCTTGTTTCTTATAATGAACTTTCAACCTGGGAATGGGAAAACCAATCAACTACGGAGGATAAGTACGACCAAGTTTCTGATTATTTTCAGTGTATCGCAGAATGTAACATTATTGACCATGACGCCAAAAGATTTTGTAGACACATTCTGACCACTAACTGACCTAGGAGGAATAAACCACTGAAGACCCCTCTAAGTGTTTCTACTTAGGGGGGTCTAGTTATGCCAATTAAATAAGTGGTAGTGCTCATTCCACAAACCACCTGATGGCGTGTAAGATAAGGACAAAAGAAAGACCCACCATGCCTGTCAACTACGAAATCAAGTCACAACTGGCTCGACTTCTTGCCACTGAGAATTTAGTTGTTGAAAATAAAAAAGTTCCAACTGCTTGTTTTGATGTTGAGACCAGAGTTTTGACACTTCCACTTTGGGACAAAGCATCAAGTGAAGTTTATGACATGTTGGTTGCCCATGAAGTGGGTCATGCACTCTTTACTCCTAATGAATGGGACTGGGAGGACAGGGTTCCTCGTCAGTTTGTCAACGTGACTGAGGATGCACGTATTGAGAAACTGATGAAACGTAAGTATGGTGGAATCAGTAAGTCATTTTATCGTGGTTATAAAGAACTGAGTGAAGACGACTTCTTTGAGTTGAGTGATCGTGATATCTCAAAGATGAATCTTGCTGACCGTGTCAATCTTCAGTTCAAGATTGGACACTTTGTTGATATTCCTTTTACTGATGATGAGAAAGAAATTATTGAGATGATTTCTGAATGTGAGACTTTCTCTGATTCAGTTCTTGCTGCTGAGATTCTTCATCAAAAATGTAAAGATCAGGTTGACTTTGATAGTAACAAAGACCCTGATACATCAGCTGATACATCAGAA